CTTTGCGATAATCAGTTCGGCTTCTTCTTCTTGGAGCTTCTCACCCGAATAGTATGCAGGGCGAAATGGGAACATCACGACATCCGCATCTTGTTCTATACTTCCACTCTCACGGATATCACTCAGCATAGGTCTTTTGTCCGCTCTCTCCTCACATTTGCGTGATAACTGAGCCAACACAATGACTGTTATATTGAGTTCCTTAGAAAGCAATTTTAAGTTTCGGGATATTTCTGCAATCTCTTGTTCTCGGTTTGTTTTTGTTCCTTTGATTAACTGGATGTAATCAATCACCAAAAGTTCAAGTCCGTGTTTGGCTTTGTGAATCTTGGCTTTGGATTTTATTTGTTGAATACTGCAATTGGGATCATCGTCAATGTAGAATTGAACCGTTTGATTGTTGGCTGAATTAATTAATTGCTGAACTTCAAACTCCCGAAGGTTTGCATTCCGAATCTTCCAATTGGCAAGGTCGGTAATCAATGACAAGTATCTTTTTACAAGTTGCTCGTTGCTCATCTCCAAAGACAAGAACAATCCCTTTCCACCAATCTTGGCGAAGTCATACATTAAAGACAAAGCGAGTGCCGTTTTGCCTTGACCAGGTCGTGCAGCCATTACAATCAAATCACCGTTGTTCCATCCACCCAATACTCGGTCAAGTCCTGCCCATCCCGTTGGTCTTCCCGTCAGCTTGTCACCTCTTTGCACCGCTTCGATAATAGCATCAACCGTCTTGTTGGTAACTTGGGTAATCGTGACCGGATCATTGATGGTTGTGAACTTAGTGTTGTCAACCATTGTCTGAACATTGGTGAGAATCTCTTTCAAGTCCGCAGTCAAATCCAAGTTGCTGATGTTATCAATCAATTGTTTTTTGAGATACCTGTGTTCAAGTGCTGGAAGGTGACTGCTGATGTTGGGAACACCATAAACATTCTGCGTGAGTTTGACGATGGTCACCATCTCAACACGATTGAACTTCTTGCCCAAAGTCAGAACATCAATCTCATCGTTGTTGATGTACATCTCCAACATTGATTCAACAATGCGTTTGTTTAGGTTGTCTTCAAACCATTGCGATTTGATTCTCGGCAACATTGCACGAGTTTGGTCGTAGAATAAAAGTTGACCGATTATGTATTCCTCAAGTTCGTTCGTCATATTCTCGCAAGTTAAATATTTTTCGGTTGATAATTTGTGGAGTAGTAACATTATTTGAAAGATTATTATTCTTCCAAGTCCTGACCGCTGCCTTCCAATTCTTCATTTTGTTTTTACCAACTAACCATCCGTTACTTTCATAATAGTCAAACCATTTTTCGGATACATCATTCATTCCAATTTCCAACATATAGTTTTTAATTTCAACAATGGATGGTTTGATAAAAACATCCCTTTTAACTTTTATATCTTTTACATTATCATTATCAGTATCATTGACATTATCAGCTTTTTTGGGTTCTTGAAAAAAGGGTTGGGTTATTTGGGTTGTTTCTTCCTTCTTTGGTCTTCCACCTTTCGCACCATTAAACTTTTGTTTATCAATGTAATCATCATATTTACGCAAATCCCTCTTCAGTTGCGTTTTAATGGGTTCAAATGCGATGGTTAATAGTAAGTCATCACACGGTGGATTTTCATCGTTTACATAAGCAAAGATGTGTTTGATTAATTTACCCGCAATTTCATCAGGTAGTTTGTTGAATACTCCTTGCTGGTCGCAGTAGAGTAAAAATGATGTTTTGTCTTTAGCCATAAAAAAAGCCCCATCAAATTAGTGCAGTAAGAGTGCGACTAATTCAACAGGGCAATAGAGTTTTAACTTTCGGAATCTCTTACATTCCAGTTAACGGTTCAAATATAATCAATTAGAAATGATATCCCAATTCTTTTTTCACTTGTTTCTGATACTCGTGGCGATCATTGTATTTTTCACCACGCAATTCTTCGTTCTCTTCCTGGTGCTTGGCTCTCCATCTTCTTATTGTTTCCGGTGATGGCAATCTCTTTGCTTCAAACTCCGTGAAGAAATCCTTGCCGTCACATAATCTGCGATAAATTACCGACATCAATTTAATGTCGCAATCCCTTGTTTCGGGTTTGTGTTGCAGTAAGTATGCAACCATATCTTTTGTATTCATCATTGTCGGTCTATAAAGTTAGCGTAGTAAATTGCATCAGTCTCATTCTCAAAGGTTGCAAGTAACTCTCCGGCAAAATACACACGCCATTTGACGATGTTATTAATTGTTGCCCTTACCACGAGTGCTTTTAGGTTTGTCATCGTTTAGTTCTTTTAGAAAGTTTGCTTGTAGTTCCCAAGTTTTCGCACGGTCATTTGCTTCCGCAATCTTTGACCTGATCTCAAGTAGTTCGGTTTCATAATCCCAAATCAAACGATTCTTGTTTGAGAGTTTTTCAAGTAGCTCATCTTCTCGTTCAGTTGTTTTGTGCAATTGGAGAAGGGTGATGACAAACAAGATTGCCATTCCGATAATTAAGTAGTTTTGTATCATTTGCTTTTTCCTTTGTAAAATTTGTGTTTATAGATTGCCTTCGTGTAGGTATCAAATTCGGGGATGTAGTTGTCCCTTTCAAATTCATACGGTGATGCTTCAGGCAACTTGTCAAAGTCATTGAAGTATTGTTTCAACTTCCAGTACACGAACATCACCGCAATGGTGATGGGTGTGATTACGAGTAAGAATATTAAGTCCATAGTTTTATAATTGTAAAGGGGGATTTTACACCCCCATTTTATGTGTCTATTAAAATTCGTATTCGGTTAAAAAATCAACAAATTGACCTGGGCAGATTTGACAAAACTTGTCCTCGCTTACACACACGTAATTTTTTTGTGTCAATTGAGACAAATAACCTTTTATTTGTTTCTCATTGAAATCGGTGACAAATTCCATAACTTCTTTGAAGTAAGTAAAGTCACCGCCAGTGTATTTGTCGGATGCTTTTACGATTGATTGCAAAACTGAGATTTCGTTTTCGTTTAAATTTGAGTAGTTTTTCATAGTGATTCAAACTAACAACATATTTTTCTATTCTGCAAATTTATTTTACTATGTTCTTTGTGAATGAACGATTTATTTTGTAATTGACAAAAATAGTTCTCCAGCCGATGCCAACTTCTCATCAATGATTTCTTGGATATCCTCCTCCAAAGTGATCAAAGTTTGCGTGAGCTTCTTGCCGATGGGCATTCGTGGATCGTACGATAAGAACAACGATTCAGTCATCTCCGTTGCAACCATACCCATTTGAACTTGCCAATAGTATTCGGGGCGTTTGGCTTTGAGTTGCTCGTTGTTGGTGATGAAGAAGTTCTGAAGGTGGTTTCCGCTATTGAACGGACATTTAATTTCAACCAGGTGCGTACCAAGTGCATCAGGTGAATATCCACCCCATTCTCCATAGGTGATGAAGGTGTATGTTTCCGCACCGTAGTATGTGTAGAAATCATCGGTCTGCTGAGAGAAGTAATGAAACGCTTCTTTCTCGTGTTCCTTGCCCCAATCCAAAGCACGACCATACATCTCCGCTTTTTGTCCGGTTAGATACTCCGCTGCCTTTTCAAAGATGAATGTCTTTGCAGTTTCCGAGAGATACTCCGATTTGTTTTTCGGAGTACCCATCAGTTTGTGAATTTCAGATGCCGTGAAACGAGAGCTTCTCAATTGATGCCAATCGTCTTCGGTCAAATTAGTGTGAATAGTTGGAAGTTCAAGTTTCATTTCTCACCAATTAAAAGTTTCTGATTGACTGGAGATACTTCAAACTTCGTGGTGATGTCGGTCATCAATCCACCCGTCTTCAAATGCTCAACGGCTTTTGCCCAACTTGGGTGCTTGGGTGTGAGTTCATCACGCTTGGGTGCTGACTGCCTTCCCATTGCTTTCTCTCCGTCATCGTCATCGTCAATGTTCAAGTTTAAGATTGAGCCAAGCGCATACCTACGAGCATAAGTGATTGCACTTCCCATTGCTTGTGGATCGTTTTGTTTTGCAACTGGCATCACATAGGATGATTCCATCCATTCGCCTGATTCAGCGTGAACGATTAAAGTGGTCAGTTCCACCCCATTAGGAAATTGACTGATTGCCAAATTGCATTCGCTCAATGGCTTTTGAATGGTGTCCAGTATGTTTG